TGATCTCATCGTAGGTGTGGCATAGGTTATTAAAGATCGCCAACTTGCAAGACACTGAGTTCTGTGTGTCTTTCCACATGGACATCAGCTCTGTAGGTTTGCCAATGATGCTGTTAATGACGCGAAGGATTGTGGACTTTCCTGGACCTGAGTCCCCACTAATTAAGTTGATAGCAGCACCACGAATCCCTGTGAACTTTAGTAGGGGACTACCAAATCCTGTTAACGCAGCATACGCATAAGGTTCCAACCCTTCCTTTGCATATATGTTGAAGCATTCTTTCCACTTATCAAAGTCTCCCATCGCAACCATGTGTGGCGCGAAGTGATCGGTTGCTGCTGAAGGGGGGCTATAGTGGATGCCTGATGCTGATATTTCTCTATCGCCAACAATAAACTTGCTGTCGCTGTCACACCACCCGAATTGTGTTCTCATCTTATCTGCCTTTTTATGTACTTGAAGCTCTTTAACAAAAGCCATGATGTACCCAAGCAGGGACTCCTGCTGCTTTGGCGTTGCTGCTACGCCCCTTTCTGCAAGGGCTTCTCTTAATTTTTCTTTGACTACGACTGAGGTCAACGGTACCGAAAACTCTTTTACTCCATCCTGCGGAAGATGAAGTTTGAACACCACCATCTCCCCGTCAACAGGGTGCACCATCCTTCGGATGATATAAAGATCGTGTTCATAGACGAGCTGCGCTTCCTCCTCTTCCGAGACCGGACGCTTATAAACACCCCCGTGCTTTCCCCTAAAGTAGGGAAACGGGTAGTCGGGTACGGAGTGAATAATCGGAGGCTCATCTTCCTCAACCTCTTCTACAATTTCGTTGCTAATAGCTTCGGCAATCTCCACGCCCAACATAATTGGAGATTTAATATTGCCTTTGTGTGGGCACTCATCACACCCACCGGGGTTAAACTTCTCAAACGTGGCGCATTGGTATGGGCCTTTGATGCGATTAGCTTTCTTGTCTGTTAAAGCGGGATCGTACTCATCATGATGCTTTGATATGGCATGTATCGCTACATCTCTATCGTTACAAAACTGAGCGATTGAAAGTCCTGCTCTCCATAAAACCTCACTCGTCTCCTTCTGGTTCTCCGACAAAAACTTTATCTGTGCACATCCCTGACCTAAATCAGTTTTAACCAGTATGTTCTTAAAGAAAAACTCTTTATTACCCGCAAGTGCTTTGGTTAGTTCGTTGACATGACGGGGGATAAAGTCTGGTATCTCTTCCTTAAATACAAGTACACCAAGCGTCTGCCGCAGTTCAAAGAAATCTACTGGCTCGCCTGTATATAGCAGTTCAACGTCAAGGGGAGAATCAGGATCTTTAAAATTCTTAGTATCTGGTATACGCAAGATCCGCGCTTTATCTGCGGTACACGCAGGGTCCGCGCTAAGAAATTCCTCCTCACATAAAGCCTTCAGCCTGTTGGCAGCGGGTTGCCATTCCGCAGGCGACACTGGAGTTTTAAATGTCCAATACGCATGGATGCCACGTCCACTGTTAACAAGTGTTGGTCTAGGTAACGAGACTTCCCTACAAAAGTTTTTAAGTGCGGCTACCCCTTGCTGTTGATCGATGTACGGCTTATCGTCCCCACAATCTATATCAAGCCATAAAGCACGGAACTCTTTAGTGTTGTCCCCCGATCTTGTTGTTGGTTGCTCAAACGTAGCACAGGCGTAATAGGCATCGAATCCATCGTCAACTAGTTGCTGCCCTGCCTGTACAACTTCTTCAGCAGTTTCAACAAACTTCTTGATGACATGTTTATTCTTAATGCCTACTACACAGCGCCACCCATCCGGTGCATGCACCGCAGATAACAACTCAAGCGCCGACATACAACGGATCTCCTGGCGGTCATTGGTAACTATTGATGAAGCGACTCATCTGCTCTCTGTAGATATAGCGTACTTCAGTGCCCCTGAACCAGTTGTAGACAGTCTGCCTACTGACACCGAAATACGCTGATGCGTCCGCTACAGAAATGTTGTGCTTGATGCACACCCTACCAAGTAAGACTCCAATCTTCCGTTTGTCTGCGGCTTTGTTGTCCCTGATAAGCTGCTGACTGTAGCCGATAGCCATTTTAGTTATCGTCACCCCAAGCGTCTAATACCGCCGACAGGTTGCGCTTCTTCTCAACTACCTCAGAAGGTTCAAGCTTCTTGCTTGGACGCTTCACAGGCTCTTCAGGTTCGACAGCTTGGACAGGTGCAGCTTGTGCTTTGGGTAGTGCCTTCACGTTATCCACTTGCGCCACAGTAGATGACAGCATGCGCTGAGCTTCTGGAGAGTTGCCACCCTCTACGGCTGCTTCATACTGGTCACGGTTTACGTAGCCAACTGCACGGAACTTAAGCACAGGCACATCACTATCGCCGTCGAAGGACATGCGGGTCACGACCATGTTGATGCTCTTGCCATTACCTGCAACGTATTTAGCGTATTGGTCAAAGCCCATTGAATCCATATCGCCTTTAGCGAAGATAGACTGCGAAGGCAGTGTCAACTGGAACAGACCGTTGGTTGGGTCATTAGCAAGAACGACTGCTAAACGCTTCTGATAGCGGCAAGCACGAGTGCCGTTAGTACCAGACCCCGCTATATTCTGCGGACAGTTAGCGCAGCTATCTGCTTGGCGGTTCTCTGCCTTAGCATGAGGAGTTACCCCATCATCTGACCAACAATCAGGAGGTGTGATCTCCTTGGGGTTGTAGGCTTTAGCATAAAAGATGCGGGAGTTCTCTTTACGTCCTGCCGCTATGATTACATCAAGCTCTGGCTTGTCGGTCTTAGATACTTCTTCGCCATTAATAACTAAACGGAAGCGCCCACCTCTGATAGAGATACGACGATTTTGTGTGCCCCCTGCAAGGGCTTTGGTCATTTCATCGACTTCAGTATGCTTAAGGAAGTCTGGTAGATCTTGTTGGAAAACGGTAACGTTTGACATAGGTTCCTCTTGGTTACTTACTACGACGGACAACAATACTGTAGCGACTGTCGGTGTTCAGACCCATCGGCAACAGATTCGGATTTTCCTCTACGAATTGCTTCATATTGGTTTGGTGGATGCGCCGTTCTAATAATCCAAACGCATCATGTTTACGTACAAAGTCATACATACTGTCCCAGTCATTAGTCCAGTAGCGACTCTTAATACTGCGTATAACAGTACCGGCTTGTGTGCGGATGCTATCTGCACCTATTGCTTTACAAGCTTCAAGCAACTGCTCTTCAAGCATATCCATCTGTTCTTGAAGCGCGGCATCTTGCGCCTCGTAATCAGACTTTAGCTTTGCGCGAGCGTCCCTGATCCTGATGTATACACTTGCAAGTTTGTCTACGGGGACTGCTTGCTTTTCTTCAGGGGGCACAAGGTCTTGGATGCCTTCATCCATACTACTCTCCTTTTGATTGTTTTGTGTGCTAACTATAAACTACTAAATTGACTTTGTCAAGTTTCTTTTAGCTCTTGACCGTATAAGTCAACGATACGCGAGTGCACATCGATATTATTTCTAAGCATTGTATACAGCCGTTGCTCGACTGGACTGCCTGAAATATGTACGATGGTCATCGTGTTCTTCTGCCCAGGTCTGTTGATGCGGGCGTTAGCTTGTAGGTAAGTCTCAACAGATGTCACAGGGGCATACCATATCACCACGTTAGCAGCAGTCAATGTTAGTCCATGTGATGCCGCTTGAGGTTGAATGATAAGTACTCGTGGGTCGGGTTGCTCTTGGAAGTTCTTAATGATTGCAGCTCTGCGGTTGACTGACACCGCACCATTGATGATGTCTGCGGTAATGTTCGCTTTAGTCAGGTGGTTTTGCAGTAGCTCAATGGTATGCGTAAAGGGTACAAACACTAGAACTTTGTGGCTAGCTTCGTTGATAACTTCTTCAATCACTTGTAGCCTGTTGGACACATCAAATTCTATAACCTGCCTACTGTCCGTATAGACTGCGCCACCTGATACTTGTAAAAGTTTATTGATATTTGTTGCTGCGTTGACAGAGGTAACATCTTCCCCGTCCGCAGAGATCATCATTTGGTCTTTAAGTATCTTGTAGTACTTACGCTGTTGGGGGGTAAGGGGTGCCTCACGTTCTACATACATAACATCAGGTAGATCGATACAATCTTTTTTCTCAAACCGAATAGCAGGTTGTAACACCTGATGCACTATGTTTTCTGCGTTAGGTCTTGGCACCCACTTAAACTGCGTGATCTTCTGCATGACCTTATCGCGGAAAGATCCAAGAAATTTCGGTGTGTTGTCTGGGTTGACTAGCTTTGCTAATCCGTAAGCATCAACAGGAGACTGCGCGGCTGGTGTGCCGGTCAGCATCCATAACCACTTAGCACGATCTGATACGCGCTTCATGACTTTCCACCGTCTGGTGCTGACATTTTTATAAGCATTCGCCTCGTCAATAACAATCAAATCAAAGTTGCCGTTATTAGTTATGGCGTCCTCAATAATCTCCACACCTTCAAAGTTCGTAACAACAAACTCAGCGCAACTGTTAACTACTTTTATTCTTTGCGCGGGGGTTCCGTAGGCTACGTTGCAAGTGCGGTGTACTGCAAACTTGAACAGATCTTCTTGCCATGCGGACTTCATAATGGACAGAGGGCACACCACTAGCACCCTTCGTACAAGACCTAACTTCATTAAATAATCAGCAGACCAGATAACAGATGCGGTCTTGCCTGTGCCCTGCTCGTTAAAGCAGAAAGCTTTACGGTTTAATGTTAAGAACTCTGCCGTAGTCTTTTGATGGTCAAAGGGTTTGAACTGTCCAGGCCAATCGTACTTCTTCGCTATGGGGGAAGGTACGCCTTTGATAAATTGGTTAAGCAGTTGAGCTTCATTCAACCCCCACTTAACTGCTACCTCATACACACCATCCTCGTGTCCTACTACCTTGCTCTTCTCTATAGCTGCTGTTATCCGGTCAGGATATTTGGTCTTGACCAGTAGCGCCTTGTTGTCAATCACTTCCATGCTAATCGTTCTTTTTTACAGTATGGTTGCTGTTGCGACTGAATGATCGGTTAGCACTAGCTGAAGTAATACGGAGGTTCTTCTTACCGTTACCTCCACCTTTAGTGATGGGGCGTTTGTGGTCGATGTCTTTACCTTCGCGTACGTCGGCTTTGCCATTACCGTTGGCATCTTTGCCGTTGCGATCAATCAAGTCTCTCGCTCTCTCGCGCACCCTGCGCTCGTCTTTTTCTCCTCTTGCTAATTGCTGTTGATATTCTTTTTTGTACGGTCTGGGTTTATTAACGTAAGGCATGATTAGTTCCCCTTGGTGTTGTGTTCACAGCTAGTCACCGGACAGAACCGGCATAGCCCACTAGTCACTGGATTCCACGTATCATTTTTAATTGCTGCCTCTAGTCTTGCAAGCTGTTGCTGTTGGGGTGCTAAGTAGTCCATAGTCATATCAACAGTGTGCTTCTTTTGTATGAACTCGTTACTGACAACGAATAACAACGCGGACTTGATGGTATGGATTTTTGGAAAGTGAATGAAGGTCGCTGCTGCTAACACATCTAGCTGCTGTGTGTCTGCGTACTTAGCGTTCTTGCCTGTCTTGTAGTCAACGAGGTGAGCTACTCCTTTCTCCTCATTAACAATCAGCAAGTCAGCGATACCCCTCCACCAAAACCCTTTATCGTTGAACCCACAAGGAGTGATGCTTCCCTCCTCATGTCGCAACCCCATCTCGTATTCGCAGTGCTTCGTACCTTCAATCCGGTTCAGGGAGTCGAGCATCCCCTTAATAAACTCAAACTGTTCAGGTAGTGCCACACCATCTCTGATGTAGTCCTCGGCTGCTTTGTGTACTTCCTTGCCATATAGCGTTGCTTCACTACCTGAGTCCCGTACGTCCTTCTTAATCTTAAGGTGGTAATACTTACGTGGACATTGCTGGAACGTTTTTAGGCTGCTGTAAGACCAACTGATAGGCTTCATTGTTTTGGTGTGCAATATTGATGCTGTGAACAAGCAACCGAGCCTCTGTAATTAACACCGGACCAAGCTCTGCGGCTTCCTGAAACTTCCTATTAAGCAACAGATTATGTAATTGTGCAAGTACCTTTTCGGTCTTTATCATGTTCTCAGAATAATCAACAAAATCAACAACTTCCATAAGTTTCCCCATACCCTGCTTCACAATTTAACGGTAGCTTCTCACACCAGTCAGGTCGTATCCGCATGCACTGCTCAACGAATCCCTTAGCAAGCTCTGCTTCTTCCTTTGGTGCTACACAAGCAATGGCATCATGCACGGTCATAACCACACGATACCGCCTAGCGACTAGCAACATCTGCTCGCCTATGATTATTCTAGCCAAAGCTTGGCAAACATTCTCTGTTACTTTCCCACCATAGATGCGGTTGGGTATGACAGCTTTCCCTTTCTTTGTGTCATATACAAACTCTTCCTTCCCTTCAGGGGTGACATGTATCCGCAGGTTAGGGTATTTGAGGTACAGCCCGTTGGGTAGTTTGATGCCGTTACCTCCTTCGACAGTTAGTATGCCGTTCTCTATAGGAAGCGTAGACAGTTGGTTCATCATGATGGCAACAAGCGCCTTCTGGCAATCCTTCCACAGCATGGGTATGCGAGGGTAAGTCTCCCTGTATACCGTGATGATGCGCTGCGCTTCTGCCTCTGGAATAGTTACACCGAACGTTTTTAATTGGGCAGCAAACTTCACAGCTCCCATGCCGTACCCACACCCAAGCACGGTTGTCTTACCTACGAAGCGTTCATCGGCAGTGACATCTCCTGGTGCTTTGCCGTAGATAGCAGATGCCATGATCTTATATACATCCTCCCCCCGCTCAAAGGCTTGCACCAAATCCCACTGTCCTGCTAGCCACGCAAGCGTTCGCGCTTCGATCTGCGACGAGTCTGAGTCAATCATGACATACCCTTGGGGCGCACGGATCGCATGCTTTAACGGAGACTTCCTTGGTAGGTTCTGTAAGTTAAGGTTGTCTGCACCGCCCCACCTGCCTGTATGTGCTGCGTAATACTTAAGGGGCACGGGCATGCGCCCTCTGTCTGCAATGG